TTTTTATCATTTACTAGGTGTTGATTATTTTAATAAAATAAAAAACACACAAATATTTTCTTTGGGTAGTGATGGGATATATAATACTTATTGGGTTAAAGAAATATTTGACACACAACGGATTACTAATAGTGAAAAATCAAACATAGTATCCATTATAGAAAAATGCACATACAACGAACAATTACAAACAATTTTAGAACATATTGAATTTAAAAATAAATTAGCTAAACATGGTGAAATTGTTAAAATAAGAGCTAAAAACTTGGATGATTTTAATGATGAACACGAAGAATGGTCAAAATTAGTTGTTTCATATAAAACAGGTATTATTGAAAGGTATTACGGAGAAAAACAAAATGAAATTGAAAAAACAATAATTTGTGATAAAGACATGTTTTTTCCCGTACTTTTAAAAGGGACCACAGATTACGAAAATGAATCTATGTTACAAAAAAATTGTGTAAGAACATATGTACAAAAACCAGATTGTTTAATTATATCATTAAGAAAAAATAATCCTAATAGTGATGAAAGGTTAACGATTGAATACCAGTTTAGAAAAAATGAAATATTAAATGTTCAAACAAGAGCAAGATTTAATAGAATGGCTGGTGAAGAATGGAGTAGAGCGATATCCATTTTAAATGATACCGTAAAAAAACTTTATAAAGATAAAGTTATTGAATTACCAAAAATGACAAAAACATATAGAAATGGTAGAAAAATTGAAACTAACGCTATCTTTCCTGATGAAGAAAAAATGGTTTATTTAACACCAGAGTGGGATAATCCTATTATTTATTCTGAAACTACTAACTATTTATTTGATGACTTTGATTATTTACCTTAATTATGGAAGAAAAAAAAGAATTTAAAATACCTGATCATGTTATTAATACTTACATTAAAAAATATGAACAATACCCATGTATAACACAAACTAGAAACGTTATTTATTCTGGTGTAGAATTATTATTAAAAAAAAATAAGTTAGAATGGTTTAATAATTTTTTTGATGGAGAAAACACATTAATAAAGGAAGGCTTTATAGATTATAGCTCAACTTATAAAATGATGATATATATTTCTATAGTTAAAAATGAAAAAATTTATAGGAATTTTATACTTTCCACTACAGAAAATAAAAATAATTTGGATCTTTTATTAAAAGGATTAAATAAATTTTACACAATAGATAATATATGAAAGTAGTTGTTGTTTACACCATGAAAGGATGTCCATTTTGTGGTATGATAAAAGAAGAGTTAGATAAAGAATCTATACCTTACGTTGAAAGAGACATATATGAATACGAAGAAGAATACGACGAATTTTCAAAAGTAACTGAAAACGATTTTGTACCAGCACTTATGTTATTAACATTAGATGAAAATGATGGTGCTAATGACGTTAAATTACTAGCACCCGACAGAGATTTTCAAGATATACATGAGGCAGTATCTTTGGCTAAAGAATACATTTTAGATTAAAACAAATTCATTTGACAAGTCTAATTTTTTCCAAACACATACATCATTATTTGTTATGACCTCATCATGTGTTTTTATATTATTGAAATTAAATTTATTTTTTAAATCATGATATTCAAAAGGAAATGTATCTAATATTAAAGACTCCAACCAATCTTTTTTTACTATGTGTTGACCATCTAAAGAAAACTCAACATTTAGATTATCTAATGTAAAAATTTGCTCATCTGAAAATAATTCAATATTAACTTTTTTTGAAATACCCAAGGAAAATAAATGGTGAGTAATGTATCTTAATAATGTGTGATAAAGTTTTTCAGTGTTATTAGACAGACCATAATATCTTTCAGAAGTGTAAACCACGTTTGACATGTCAATTTTTACGATATTATAATCAATAAACTCATTTGATAGTATTTCTAAAATTTTAAATTCATCTTCATATTGTGAATCATAAAAAACATACTTTTTATCGTCGTCTATTTTTAAACTAATATAAATTTTATCTTTTAATAATCCATTTAAAAAATTTTGAATGTGTAATACCCTATTGTTTTTATTTTTTTCTAAATCGTATGATATGTTAATTATGTCGTTATCTACTTTTGCATTGTAAAGAATCGTATCAATAACTTTAACTGTTTTTGATAATTCTTCGTCATAATTTTCTAAAAATTCTTGTAATGTTTCAGCACAATTAATAACTGATTCTGAATTTGTCCTACCTTTTACAATAAAAAAATTCCTGACGTTTACGACCGTTATTTCGGTTTGTGCGTCAGGAAATAATTCGTTTATTTTTTCAACAATAAGACTAGCAAAAATATTACATAGGTTTTTACCATCTAAAAAGTTATATACTTCAATCATAATTTTTTATTTAACATTTTATTTTAATTAATGTTATATAAAATAAAATTATGATTAAATACTAATTACTTCTTATTGTAATATTTTTCTACTATTTTTGTAACCGCAGCCTTAACAGACTCGTTATTTTGTTGTTGTTGCGTTTGAACAGGTTGTTGTTGCTGACCGTTGTTCTTATTTTTACATCCGCATCCCATGGCTTAAATTTTTAATGGTTTATGTTTTATATAAATATTTCATAATCATAAAATAATCATTTGTAAATAGAAAGTATTTATAATATATGTCATTAAAATACGTAATAAAAAAAATTTTAAAAGAAGAGACCGAAGAGTGGGTTGATGTTGACGCTGAAGATTATAACGACCTTTTAAAGTACGTTAATGGCGACGGATCATTAATTAAAAGATTACCTCAGTATAGAGGTAAAAAAATTAAAATTACAGGTAAATTAAAACTTGATAGCGACGTGTCAAATATTGATAGTATTGACTATGTTGACGGTAGTTTAGATTTAGGATCTTCACAAGTGCCGTATTTTGATAAGTCTAAAGTAAGGGGTAGTTTTAGTTATTATAATTCTAAAATGTATCGTTTAGAAAGAGAAAAAATCTTAAAACAAAAACGAGAAATACAACGAGAATTAAGAGAAGAAGATGCTTGGAACGTTGAAAATGGCGAAAGAGTTTCTAAAGAAACAGAAGCAATATTTGAACATTTAGTAAGTGAAGGTATTGCAGAAGAAGGTGAAGATAAGTATAACCTTTATAAAGAAAGATACACAAACTATGGTAATAGTAATTGTTATACTTGGTTAGGTAATAATAAATTTGAATCTGAGTGGGTCGTATATCCTGATGATGAAATTGAACACGCCGCGTATGAAAAATTAGAATCACAAATAGAAGAACTTGGATATGAAACTTTTTATTCTCATGTTTGGGAAGATCATTTAGATGATGATGAAGTAAGAAGATGGTTATATAGTTACCATGAAGATAGCGTTAGAGATGACCCTGATGGTTGGAACATTAAAAAAGATTTAACATCACAACAAGAAAGATATGTTGAAATATATGAAAAAAAGATTTCAAATTTAAAAAATAAATTAAATGATCAAAGTTTATCTGAAGAACAAAAAAATCAAATTGAAAATGAAATATATGACGCTGAACAATTAATTGAGGACATCAAAGAAAACCCTGAAGGTGATTATAACGAAGATGAGATTGAAGAAACTATTGAAGGTATGGTTGATGATGATGCAGATAATTTTGTTGATTTTATAAAAAATACTGCTTATGACCCTGATTTTATATTAGATTTTGTTGATAAAGATGCTGTTATAAATTATGTAATTAGAAGTGATGGTTATGGTTCTATTTTAAATAATTATGATGGTGCTGACGATGAATATAAAATTGGAGACACTTGGTATCATGTAATGAGAAATAATTAATCATGGAAGAAAATACAAACATCGAAGAAAAGTTTAAAAGGTCCATGGAGACCTTACAGTATATTATAGAAACATCAGTTTCAAGTAATATTGAATCTGTTGAACTCACTGATTTTACTTATTATCCAAAATATAATAGCGTAGAATCAAAATTAATTATTAAAACATATTGCGAAGATCATGATTTTCGTAGCTTGGGTGATGTTATGGACAAAGCCGATACGGAAATAATTAAAATTATTAGTCAATATACTTTTAAATCTAACGGATCTTTAAAACAAAGACCGGATAAACACGGTTATTGGATGTCTATTATGCCAATTGCTTCAAAATGGACTACCTACGGAGAAAATCAATTTGATGTATTTATGGAATATCTTATATTTCAAGATGATTTCCCAGAATAAAGGTTTAATTTATTTACTACAAAAACTTTTATTACTACCATTATTAAATGAAAACAGACTGGTTATTTCAAGAACCAATAGACTTGGAACACAAACAATACGTACTTTTAAATTATCTTCAAAAATTAGATAAAAACTTAAATAATTTTAAGTTATACCCACAGTTTCAAGAAATATCACTACATCTTGCTAGTATTAATTTATTAATTGAAAAGGGCCAGTATTTGACGATGAATAGAGTATTAAAAGATCCTGATGATGAAATACTAATATCTGATTTAATACCGATTGATTGTCCAAATGTAACAAAAGAAGAAATACTTGAAATATACCATATATGTAGGTTTTCTTCAGATAAGTTAAAAGACTACTTCAACCACGCAAAAGCAATTTGGGATATTGTAAATGATACCGTCGCAATTGAAGTTGTACAAAACCCAAAAAACATTGAACCAAAACAAGGGTTATTTTTTTTAGATTATAAAGATAAAACATATCTATATGAGTTTTTGATTAAACCAATTAAAAAAGGTAATTTAGAAACAAAATGTCACATAAAAAGAATCTGCGAATGTCCTAAAGGTGATTTTGATGAGAAATTAAAAGAAGTGAAAAAATCTTTAATTAAAAACTTACACGAGGAAAATGTTCATGGAAAACTAATTGTGTTTAGAATTAACCATAATAATAACTACCCACTTAAAGAAACTCTAATACCTATAGCAAAAAGAAAAATAATGAATTATATGATTCAGTCAAAGATTATTAAACATAAAAATTTGACAAACAAAATCTAATTTATTATTTTTAAAATAAAAAGTTATGGGAAATATTAAACAAAGATCATTAAACGAGTTAAGACAAGAAAAAGAGTACGGGTACAAAGCACCATTATCTCACACAGAAAAAAAATTAGAAAACTGCACACAGATTTATTCTGATATCAGAAATTTGGCAAAAAAATATCCTAACGATATGGATTTAGGTAAACAAGTAAGATCATACTTAATTGAATTAGGTCTTTATGAGTAAAGAACAAGTAAATCACCCGGAACATTACGGAGGTGAGAATAACCCATATGAAGCAATTAAAGTGATTGATGCTTGGGACCTTGGGTTTTCTTTAGGTAATACCGTTAAGTATATTTCAAGGGCCGGTAAAAAAGATAGTGATAAAGAATTACAGGACCTTAAAAAGGCTCTTTGGTATTTAGAACACCATATAAAACAATTGGAGAAAAAATGATAGAAACAAATAGAATTATAAATGGGGATTGTGTTGAGGTAATGAAAACACTACCTGAAGGTTTTGTTGATTTAATAGTAACATCACCACCTTACGGAGTTGGTATTGATTATGATGTACATGATGATGATGTTGAGTTTAGTGAGTATTTGACTTTTGCTAAAAATTGGTTAACTGAAGCGTATAAAGTTTTAAAAGACGACGGTCGTATTGCATTAAACATACCATACGAAATCAATAGACAAAAGAAAGGTGGAAGAATATTCTTTGTTTCTGAAATGTACCAGTTAATGAAAGAGATTGGTTTTGGGTTTTTTGGTATTGTTGATTTAGAAGAACAATCACCACATAGAAGTAAAACCACTGCTTGGGGTTCTTGGATGTCACCATCAAGCCCATATATTTATAACCCTAAAGAATGTGTTATATTGGCATATAAAAAATATCACATCAAAAAAGTTAAAGGGGAACCACAATGGAAAGGAGTACCAACAGAGATTGAAAATGAAGATGGCACAAAAAGAACAAAAATGGTTTATGATGAAACAGATAAGAAAGAATTTATGGAACTTGTGTTTGGTCAATGGAATTATTTTGCAGATACAAAAAGTTTAACTAAAGCTACGTTTTCTATGGATATACCAACAAAGGCTATTAAAATTCTATCATATAAAAATGATATTGTGTTAGACCCATTTGCTGGTTCAGGAACAAGTTTGGTGGCTGCAGAAATACTTGGAAGAAGGTGGTTAGGAATAGAACTATCACCAAACTATACAGAAGTTGCAAAAACAAGAGTAGAATACTTTAAAAAGTTAGAAGAAATAAAAGAAGACCAACAGTAAATGTTGGTTTTTTTGTTTTAATTCATATTTATTATATATGAAAAGACTAATAAAAGAATCTGGTATTCGTGACATAAATAAAATTGCAAAAAGATACAAAAAGGCTAAAATATACTTTCATCAAGATTTAGATGGTGTTACTACGGCAATTGCCATGAAAAACTATTTGGAACAAAATGGAATTGAAGTTATTGATGCTGAAGTAATACAATATGGTAGTAAAGAATTTGCAGTTAAAAAACCAGAAGGGGAAGGTGATATAATGCCTGTCCTTGTGGATTTTGCACACGGGAAACCAATGTTTGTTATTCATACAGATCACCACGACACTCAAGCCGGAGTAGAAAAAGAAACATCAACAAGTTTTAGAGAAGCAAGATCAAACGTAGAAACAATATCACAAATACTATCACCAAAAGAAATATTTTCAGCTGACGACATACTTTTAATATCAACAGTTGATTCTGCAAACTTTATTGAACATAAGATAACACCTGATATGGTAATGAATTTTCTTTTTAAATACGATAAAGATGAGACATTAAAAAGAAACAAAATGTTGATGGGGTTAGTTGTTAATAAGTTAATACTAGCCTACAAGAACAACCATAGATTTATGGAGAGCCTTGTCTTAAATTCAAAACCATCTTTACTAAGTATTTTAAATAACATAAAAAAGATGGCGTCTGATCAAGGATATATTTCACCTGAAGAAATGAAAAAAAACCAAGATGATTATGTTGAAAGTAGAGGAGTAGAAAAGAAAAATTTAGAAAGAGTTGGAAACATTATATCACAATATGGTTTTGGTGGTATAAAAAAAGGTGGTTATGATAGATATACACCATTTAAAAATTTTCCTGATGCCGACTTTTTAGTTACAGGGATGCCTTTTGGTACTGTTCAAGCATCATGTAACCCATACAAGGCAGAAAGGGCACTAAAAGGTGTTAATTTAGGTGAGATTAAAGATCAAGTTTTAGAAAATAAATCAAAAGAATTAAGTTCATTAATAATAACATTTGGTGATATTAAAAGAGTTGCCGAACAAGAAGCAGAAAACAAGTCCGTAGGTTTTACATTTAAAG